TCAATCAAAAAACACAACTTACGGAAAATTTAAAGCTATTTGCGAAGCCTATAAAAATGAGTCTGAAAACTGGAAGGAAAAATTAAGAATGAATTATAAATTATTAAAATTTCAATAATATGATAGATTTAGCAGAATTTTTTGAAAGCATTATTGATAAATACGGAGAATCAAAGGCTAAAATGATTGAATATAAATTAAAATATGAATCTTTAGAAAGTAAAGTTCAAGTTTTAGAAAATCAATTAACAAGTGCAAAGGCTCAAATTCAACTATTAAATGAAACAATAAGCGAATACGAGTGCGAAAAATTTAAAGATTAATGTTATGAACCCTGAAGTAAACCAAGAAATACAAGACTTAAAAAAAGAACTAAAAGAAATAAAGCAATTAATAGAAGCTTTAACTGCGGTAACTGATGAAGGCGGTACGGTAAATGGAGATTCTTTAATAGTTAAAATGTTAAAAATAAAAATAAATAAAAAGTAAAATGAAACAAAAAGAAAGTGAAGTTGTAGAAATACGACAAGTAGAAAATGGTTACATGGTTCATGTAGGTTCTAAATGTGAAGTTAGAGAAATGATGGTTTTTCAATCTTTTACGGAATTGGTTAACTTTTTAAATCAACATTTCACGTTCAGAAATGAAAATATTTACATGGACGTAACCAATCAATATACAATAACTTTAAAATAAAAAGTAAAATGGAAAAAAGAGACAACAGCGGAGCGTTATTTACAAACGACAAAAAGACGAAAGAAACGCACCCGGACATGAACGGTAAAATAACAATTTTAGGACGTGAATTTTACATAAGCGCTTGGAAAAAACAAAGTAACAACGGTAAAAACTATTTAAGCTTGTCAATAAAGCCAGCTGAAGAACAACAAGCGAAGCCACAAAGCAATGATATATCCGACTTCTTAAACGATTTCTAAATGAAAGCAAGTAAAATAATAGCAAATAGCGACGAGATAACGCGTAAAATGTTACGGGAGTACCTACAAAAACACGAACTATCTTTGAATGCTTTTTGTTTAGATGCTAAACTTCATCAAAGTAATATACACACGTTTTTAAATGGCAAGTCTTTAACAAGTAAAACAATTCAACGTTTAGCGAAATACCTAAATGAAAAAGGAATGTAATTAAGGCTCGGAAAAGCAACAGCCCCTCCTTCAAATCAAAACCTGGGAATTTTAGATAAATGCAGGGGAGGGGTTATTAAAACAAAACATGGAAAATTATAATAAACTTATTGGATTTACAAAATGGAAAATGTATCGTTTAACTGGTAAAAGCCAAGATTATTTAGACGTTTTACATTCAGCATATTTAAGAGGTGGAGATATACATAAATCCATTACTAATGAATGCTTTTTATTATTGAAAGAAAAATGGGTTCGCAATCAGCACAAATTTGGATTTAATCCACCTGAACAAAAACAATGCAAAAAATGCAAAGAAACATTACCAATTGCAGAATTTAGAATTTTTAAAGAATTAAAATTAGATGTAAAAAGGGTTAGATTTATTTGTAAAAAATGCGAAAATAAATATCAAAACAAATATGTAAAAAAACATAGGCAAAAAATGAAAGATTATGTTAATAACTTAGATGAAAATATAAGAAAAGCAATTGAGGAAAAATACAAAACAACGGATAAAAGAAAAATATATTCAATATGCAGAAAATTGGAAATATTGAAATAGGCGGCAAAATTTCTATTGGCACGTTCTTAAAAGGTAACACAAAGATAATAGCCGTTTTAATGGCTTTTAGCAACTGTTATATTTTTTTATAAAAGTGTTGTTTATTTAAAAAGTTATATTAATTTTGAAGAAATAATTAAAACAAAGCACTATGAAAACACGTAATTGGAAAATTGAAGCGGTAGATTTCTACAATAGAACTGGATATTTCGATATTAACCTTGGTAGATTTGGTTATATGGAGTTACAATTTGACGTAGAATTTACACGTGACGGGAACGAAGTAGAAGAAGCACAAGTATATTTAACGAGATACGATTTATACGATGCTGATTACAACTACATAAAACACGGAATACTAAACAATCGTAATTCAAAACTAATTTGTGAATCATTACAGGAACTAATTTACGACAACCCTACTGCATTTGGTTTTGAGTACGAAGATGAAGCTGAAGAAATTTTATACTGGCAAGAATTACGACGTGATGAGAGATATTAAAAAAAAAGTATAACTTTGTAATGTGAGATACATACTACTATTACCGTTTTTTATAGCCTTGTTCATTTTGGACAGGGCTTTTTTGGTTTTGGTATATTGGAAAAGTGTTCATAAATTTGAAGATTGGGTATATAAAGACGAATTAATACTTGAATCAATTCATCGTGTTTGCGTAGGTTTATTAGTTTTGTTATTTGTTGAATATTCAATTGCAATTTTTTGAGTAATATATTTTTAATAGAATTAAGCAAGCACCACCACGAATGGGTAAAGATTGTTTCAACTTTTGGCGAAGATTATTACTGCGAAGATATAGTTCAAGAGATGTATTTAAAAATGGCGAAGCTGGATAAAGTCGAACGGTTCTACATAAACGGTAAGCTGAATAAGAACTTTGTTTGGACGGTATTACGTAACATGGCTTTTGACTATAAAAAAAGCAAGTCCAGGATAGTAAAGGTAAATTTAACTGAAGCTATGCAACTAAAAGACGAATACCAACCCGAAATATTAGAAGCGAAGAAACGTTTTGAAATAAAAATGATAGCGGAAATAAAAAGCTGGCATTGGTACGATCAACTGTTATTTGATTTGTATAGAACTTCCGGAATGAGTACACGACAAATTGAAGGGGTAACGGGAATAAGTTTTAAAAGCGTATGGAAAACAATTAAGATTTGTAAAATACGTTTAAAGGAAAATGTAGGCGAAGATTACGAATTAATAAAATAACATGGAATATCAATTAGGAGACAAAGTAACTACTGAATACTATTATCACAGAGAAGTTTTTGAAGTGATTGGAATAAGAAAACATGAATTAGAACTTAGAGGTGATTGGTCTGGCGGAACTCATAATGTAGACCAAATCTCTTGGTACTCAAAAGAAAAATGTAAAAAAATAAAATAAAAACATGACAAGAAAAAGACGAACAAAAGCCGAAATATTAGCGGCTAAAAGCGAAGGATTAGGAGATACAGTAGAAAAGGTTTTAGAAGCTACGGGAGTATCAAAGGTGGCGAAATGGTTACTTGGCGAAGACTGTAAATGCGACGAACGTAAAGAATGGCTTAATAAACAATGGTCGTATAGAAACGTACAATGTTTACAAGAAGACGAATACAATTATTTAAAAGAATGGTTTAGTGAAACACGTCACTCAATGAAACCAACTGAACAAAAGGAACTATTAAAAATTTACAACCGAGTATTTAAAGTAAATATGCAACCAACTTCTTGCGGTTCTTGTCTACGTGATGTGATGAATAAATTAGAAATACTTTACAATACATACACTAACGAAAACACGAATTAAAAAATGGCAAAAGTAGGTAGACCAAGAAACTTAGATAGTCCTGAACAACTTTACGAACTATTTAAAAAATACAAAGAAGACGTAAAAGCCAACCCGAGAATAAAAAGCGTATTCGGAGGTAAAGAGTTTGAAGAAAGAGCCGAGCCTTTAGAAAGACCTTTAACAATGGAAGGATTCGAGATATTTTGCTGGGACGAAGTAGGATGCGTTGAAGACTATTTTAAGAATTCTGGAAAGAGATACGAAGAATTTACTCCTATCTGCTTACGCATACGCAAAGAAATACGCGAAGATCAAATAACGGGCGGTATGGTAGGACAGTATAACGCAAGCATTACACAACGTTTAAACAACTTAAAAGAGCAAGTTGAACAAACGAATATCGAACAACCTTTATTCAAACTAAGTGATAATAACGACGGCAATTCGTAAAATTGAAGCTTTAAAAAAACGAATTAAAATTATTCAGGGCGGGACAAGTGCGGGCAAGACGTACGGAATATTACCTATTCTAATAACAAAGGCGGCAACGTACCCGAAAACGGAAATAAGCGTAGTAGCTGAAACAATACCGCATTTGCGTAGAGGTGCTTTAAAGGACTTCTTACGTATCATGAAAGACACTGGCAGGTATTTTGACGAACGCTTTAATAAGTCGCTTCTACGGTACGAATTTGCTAATGGTAGTTATATAGAATTTTTTAGCGCTGATGACAGTTCTAAATTACGGGGTGCAAGGCGTGATGTTCTATATATAAACGAATGTAACAACGTAACCTTTGAAAGTTACAATGAACTTGCTATACGTACAAAGAAAGCTATATATTTAGACTTCAACCCCGCTAATGAATTCTGGGTACATACTGAACTAAAAGACGAACAAGACAGCGACTTCTTAATTTTAACCTACAAAGACAACGAAGCACTTGACGATAGTATTGTACAACAAATAGAAAAGAACCGTTTAAAAGCGGAAACAAGCGCATACTGGGCCAACTGGTGGCGTGTTTACGGATTAGGCGAAATAGGAATGTTAGAAGGCGTTATATTTAGTAATTGGAAAACTATTGACATATTACCTAAAGAAGCGAATTTAATAGGAATAGGATTAGATTTCGGGTATACGAACGATCCGACTGCAATAATAGAAATATACAATTACAACGGGCAACGAATAATAAACGAACTCAAATATCAAACGGGAATGCTGAATAGCGATATTGCAAACGTACTACCGAAACACGTACCCGTTTATGCTGATTCAAGCGAACCGAAAAGCATTGAAGAAATAAAAAGGTACGGAATAACAATTAAAGGCGTTACAAAGGGCAAGGATTCAATAAATTACGGAATAGATGTTATGCAACGTAATGAATATTTAGTTACTTCAAATAGCACCAACCTAATTAAAGAACTTCGGGCGTACTGTTGGGACACGGATAAGCAAGGAACACGTTTAAATAAACCAATTGACACGAATAACCACGCTATCGATGCGCTGCGATACCACGAAATGGAAACGTTAGGAATGAATTCTAACTACGGTAAGTATCACATTTGGTAAATAAATAATATTTCGTACCTGTACAAGTATGCAAATTGTGTGAATTATCTTTACAAACTACAAAAACACGAATTAAAAGTTAATATATAGAATGAAAACAGAAATTGTAATACCTACTTCATTAAGTGAAATCCCGTTAAAGAGCTACCAAGAATTTATGCGGGTAGTTGAAAAGTCAAATGACGAAGAATTTATAGGTCAAAAGACTATCGAGATATTTTGCGGCTTAAAAATGAAAGACGTTGTTAAGGTAAAATGGAGCGACGTAAAAGAGTTGACCGTACATTTAAACGAAATATTCAAAGC